ATATAAATTTATGGGTTATACAACTTCTTTAGAATCCAATAGTTTTGTTAATCCTGCAAATATTATCGCACAAAGAGACATGAGTTTCTATTGTAAGTTTAAAGAAAGTTCAGTAAGAGATAATGTTAATTATGATTTGTTTGTCTTTGAAAGAGCAACTTTCACAGACAATATTTCTGGAGAATCGTTCTCTGGATATGCAATATCTCCAAAAGTTACTTTGCAAGGAAAAATTACAATTCCAACAACTTATCAGAATGAAAAAGTTATATCTTGTAGAGGATTTAGAAATCAGACAGAGTTAACTCATCTATTTGTTCAAAGTCCTTCAGCAGCAGAAATTGTTCTTCTTGAAACAAGTTGTTTTGAATCTTGTGCTGGTTTAAAACATTGTGAACTTTTAGAATTAGATTCTTTAAGATATATTTACGAAAGAGTGTTTGCAAACTGTACAAGCTTATGCAATCGTACAATAGGTGGAGATAACCTTCATTTTATTGGAAATGGTGCTTTTATAGGTAGTTTTGGTGGAGATGTTACAGACCCTTTAACTATTGCTCCTTCAGTAAAAAGATTAAACAATGGTACTTCTGGTATTTTCTATAATTGTCCAGTTGCTTTAGATAGTTTTGTGATTGGCGCACCTGGCCAACCAACGCAATTAACAAACTGGAATACAGGAGATGTAGCACCTATTTTCTGGTGTGGAAGTATTTACCTTTCAATGGTAAAAGCCATTACAATTTATTGCAGTCCAGAAGATGCGCAAAGATTTAATGACTTAGTTTACAATTCTTCTTACACTTATTTTAGCACAGAAGTTAATCCATTGTTTGGTACAAATACATCAGATTCTACTACTGTAGAAATAATTACGGTTTAAAAGGAGGTTTCTATGATAAAGAATATTACATATACATATTTAGGAACTAATGGAATATTAACCACTCCAATTCATTTAGAAGGTATTTATTCAACACAAAAAATTACCTTAATTGCAGAAAAAGGAAAAAAATTAACGAAAGATAATGGAAAAACTTTTGTTAAAAAAGTTACTCTTTTAAGTGATAGTGAAGATTTAGAAAAATATATTGAAGTGGACGATATTGAATAATCTTACTAAAAGAAAAATAAAAATAATAAAGAGGGGAAGCTTTTTTGCTTCCCCTTGCCATTTATAAAAAAGGAGGTATATACAAGTGATTACTTATGTAAATGCGAAGAATGCCGCTAAGTATCAAATCTTGTTTGATAAAGCTACAAAAGTTTTAAATGATAATCCTACTAGTGAGGGGTCTATTACAATAAGCTCTTTAGCAAGATATTTTAGCGTTCTTAGAGATTTAATGGAATTAGATCCAACCTTTATTAGACTTCCTCTTGATGAAGAGCCTTTTGAGATTGATTTAAACACAAGAAAAATTGCAATTCCTAGTGATTTTGCTAAAAATGGAGTCGGAGTAAAAGGCGATCAGTTAGCTGAAATTATTTACTTTAAAGTTAATCGTTTCTTTGATGCACAAGACTTAAAGAATACAGATATTTATATTGAATGGTCTACTGGAAAACAAAAAGGTATTTCAAAAGCTTTTTGTGTAGATACTAAGTCTTCTGTTGGTAATATTATTTTTGGTTGGGCTATTACATCTGCAATGACTCAGGATGGAGGAGCTACATTAACCTTTGCGCCGCGTTTTGTAAAAGAAACAACAGTTTCAGAAGATTCAGTTACATTAACATACTCTTTAAGTACCACTCCACACACAGTAAAAATTTTAGATACTTTAGATTTAAAAAATACTAAAGATGTTGCTATTGACAATACTGATGCAGATTTAATTTTTAGTAGAATTGTAAATAGTAATTTAGATGGTGAAGATGTAATTGTTATTGATAAAGATGGAAATGACTTTTATTGGTCTAATCAGCCGACAGGTGAAATTTGGTTTAAAGGCGATGCTGGAAGAACTGTTTTTGCTGAAGCTTGGGCAAGAGAAGGTCGTTTAAGTTATCAATGAGAAAAACAGAGTGGAGAAAACTGGTCTCCAATTAGTGGTACTTCAAATCAAGGTGATTTCGCAGTTGCTTTTGATTATACCTTATTTAGAGATGCAGGAGTTTCTTCTTTCTTACCCAATGTAGTTTATTATGAACAAAAAGAAGATGGGGTTTATCCTGGATATTTGTATAATGATCCAAATACAGAATTGCATTTTTCTATAACAACAGATGAATCTCCAGTTAATGGAAAAAATTATTATATAATTTACACTGGAGATGATACTACCTATGGAAGAATTTTAGAAAATATTGTTTATTATGTAAAAACGGAAGATGGAAAAGGTTATCAAACTTTAGATATTAAAAAATATACAACAGGAGAAACTTTCCTTGGAAAAGAAGTAGAGCCTGCTTTAATTAAATATGGAAAAATTTATAAAATACGAACTTCTTATACAATAATTAAACCTGGTACTTATAGAGCAAAAGCAATTGTTTCTTCAGATGGTCCAAATTCAACTGAAGTAGCAACAATTTATTCTACTTCTGTAACGGCACCAGCTCCAGAAGAAGTTAAAACTTCAGAAATTGGAAATTTAAGTGCTTTCAACAAAGCAATTTCTAGTGAAGTTCAAGAAAATGTAAAATATTACTATGAAGAAACTTTAGAAGAAGTTGACCACAGCAAAATTGCTATGTCACAAACCTTAACCGTTGATGCAACATCTATTCAAAACTTATACCCTCATAGCGATATTACTTATCAATGGGTAAAAGATGGTGTTGATATTGAAGATGGCATAACTTCTAATTATACTGCTACTGAACCAGGTGTATATACAATTAAAGTTACAAACAGTGTAAATGGAGCAAGCAAAGAACATTTAGATACTGAAAACTTTGCTAATATTACAGCTCTTCCAAATCAACCAGTTGCCGATTGGACTGAAGGTACTGCTGCTGGTAATGTAACAAGAGGACAACCATTAAAAGTTGTTATTTCTCAAGATTTACCTTCTGAAGGTTTGTATTTTGCATGGAAAAAAATGGTTCTTGACCCAACTCAAGAGTCTAGTATTGATACAAATATTAGCGAAAACGATATAAGTGTTTGGGGTACTGCATTGTTACCAGAAAAAACTCAAGCAGGTACTTTTGAAAATACTTATACTCCAGATGAAACTGGTGTTTACTACTGTTTAGTTTATAATTCATTAAATGGAATTTTATCTAGTCCTTTAAAAGTTGGTAATTTCACAATAGTGGAGGGATAGTCCTATGATAACAACGGCGAATGAATTTTACTCTTATTATGCAAGAATACAAGATGAAAACGCGCCGTCTCTTGCGGTCCTTCTACCTGGGGAGGAACCTATTTATAATGTAAATTTAAACACAAGAGTAATAGATACTCCCGATTTTTTAAGCGTCTCGGCAGACCATTTATCAGAAACTATTTATTTTAAAGTAGATAGATATTTTGATAACGTTGATCTTACCACTACAACTTGCGTAATTAGATATATTAATGCGGATGGTGAAGGTGGAATTTATCCTGTTCCTTATTACGATATAACTACTCTTGGAAAAGAAAATAAAATTATTTTTCCTTGAGTGTTAGATGGAAAAGTTGCAAAAAAGTCAGGAAAGGTTCAATATTCTATTAGGTTTTATAAAATAAATTTAACAGACAACACTTTTACCTATTCTTTAAATACTAAAACTTCTGAAAGTTTGATTCTGTATGGAATGAAAGAAATTTCTGGCGAAGAAAACTTTCAGTTTAATGCGTCTGAAATTGATGCAATTTATGATAGAATAAATCAAATAAATTCTTGACAAGATATTTATTGAATTGATTTAGATGGAGAGGAAGATTAATTCCTCTCTTTTTTTTTACCAAAAAATATGGTAAGATATAATAAAAGGAGGTTTGTTTTATGGCAAAATATACAGCATCTTGTAGTGGAAACCACCCAGACGGCTATGGTACTATGGTCATGGAAGTTGAATATAATACCGATTATCCAAATACTGTTTATTATTCACTATATTATAATACAGATTATTATACAACGTGATATAGTTGTACAGTTTATTTTCATGTTGTAATTGGTTCAGCATCATTTGATTTAAGTATTGCTGCTCCAGATAAAGGATCTTATGGATACCAAAAAATATATTTTGTTAATGGTGGAAGTGTTAATGTTCCTATTTCAGATGGAGGAAGTTATTATTGTGCTTTTACTGCAAGTAATAATAATAGTTGGGGTCCAAAAGTTCTTAATGACCCTCATACATTTTTAACAATTCCTCAAAACCAATGAAAAATTAATTATCATAATCTTAACGGTGCAGAAAACTGGCCAGAAAATCAAACTGTAAATAAGGGTAGTTCAACAACTATATCTACACTAGTTCCACAAAGAGCTTCTCAAACTAGAACAGATAGTAATTTTATTGTTACTTTTAATGGAAATGGAGGGGCTGTTGGAGAACAAGCCTTAAGTACAAATGAAGGAAATACTTATAACTATACTTTTAAAGGATGAAAAACTTCTGAAGATGCAACAACTGCAACTTATCAACCAGGAGCATCTGTCACACCAAGCAGTGACATTAATTTATATGCGCTTTGACAAGAAACAGTAGTTTCAAATGGAGGAAAAGTAACTTTACCGTATGGAAGTCGATGAGGATATACTCTAAAAGGATGGGGCACATCATCAGGCGCGACAGCGACTATTGGCGCAGCAGGCGCGCAATATACACCAACTCAAGACACTACTCTTTATGCAATTTGACAAGAAGACCCAGAAAAATTAACTTCTTGCTATGTAAAAAATAATAATAGCTGGAAAAAAGCTACTAGTTTTTATATAAAAAGTAATAATAATTGAATTAATACTACTCCTTTTATTAAAAACGAAAATAATTGACATGAAGTGGGAAAAGGTCAATAGTTTTGGGCTATTTTGGTTAATAATATAAAAAGCTTCTTAATTCTTTATTAGAATAAGAAGATTTTTCTTTTTATTTGGTCAGTAAGATACGCAATTAAGGAGGAAAAATTTATGGCTTTATTTAAAATTAATAGAGGTAATAAGCAAAGTTTACCAACTATTTTAAAAGATGGTTGGGCTTATTTAACCTTAGATGATGAAAAATTTTACATTGACTATGTTCCAGATACTGGGACTCCAAAAAGAATTGAAGTGAATAAAGATCACCTTCAAGAAATTGGTTTAAATAATAATACAAGAGTCTATCTTTCTGGAACGGTTGAGTTGCCTACTGGTAATAAGAATGTAACTACTATTGGTTATGTTGATTCTGGAGTATTTTTAACTACAACTCCAGGAGAATTAAATGCAACTCAATATAAAATTAGTGAACGTGCTTATATGAGTTATGATAGTGAAGATGAGGCTGTAGGCTTTACTTTTTTGTAAGAGGTAATATTTATGGCGTTAAAAATTTGATTACCTCTTGATGGAAGCTTGCGTAACCTTGGTACGGAGGGGAACATAACCATCACTACGCAAGGAAATCCAACAATAATTGATGATGGAAAAATTGGACAATGTTATAATTTTAATGGTGATACTATAACAATTCCTTCTTTTGATTCAACAAGAAGCATTTGTTTTTGATTAAAAACAAACAAAACTAATTCAACGATTGCTTTTGTTGATTATAAATCAAAATTAGGTTTTGGGTTTCAAGCAAATGGATATATAATTCCAAATTGTTCGGGTGTTTCTTTGAAAATGTATGACCCTTCTAATTTTATCGACAATTCTTGAAATCATATTGCTTTAACAAGAGATGAATCTTTATCTGATGTAAAATTATATCTTAATGGAACATTACAAACAAAAAGAAGTAGTGGTAATAATTATTGAACAAACAATGTTGACGGATGTTATTTAGGAGGGCGTTCAACTGGAACGTATATGAATTGTTGTATAAATGATTTTCGTGTTTATGACCATTGTTTATCTGCTCTTGAAGTTAAAGAATTGAGTCAAGGTTTAGTTTTACATTATAAATTAGATGGTTTATTAGGTGGTGTTGGAGAGAATATTATTTTAACAAATAGTGATTTTTCAAATGGAACTATAGGTTGGTCTAATTGAGCAACAGTTCAAAGTAGAGAAATTATAGCTATTGAAGATAAAAAATGGGCACATATTGTAAAAACAGCAAATAAATATGGGGGATATTCTAGAGAAATTACTATTAAACCAAATACAATATATACAGTAAGTGCTACTTTTTATGCTTCAGGTGCAACAAAAGGTATTTTATGATGGCATTATAGAAGTTCTGAAGGTGGAGCAAATTTAAGTCAAAATATGAAATCTTTTGACTTAACTACAACTCCTCAAAGATACAGTGCACAAATTCCTATTTATACAAATAATAATTATACTGTTGATAGATTAAATTTAATGATAGGAACTCCAACAGAATCTTTTGGAAATGTTAATATTTATTTTACTGATATAAAAATAGAGGAGGGTTTGTTTGATACTGGATATATTCAAAGTATAGATGAATTAGGAATAGATACTACTAAAATTTATGATTCTTCTGGTTATGGTAACGATGGAATTTTGACTGGAATATTAGAAACATCTAATGATACGTCAAAGTATCAACTATCTTCTTTTTTTAATGGTATTGATACAGCTATACAAATTCCATACAATGCAACAGTTTGACAAGATAATTTTACGATAAATTTATGATTTAAAAAAAATGAGTTAGGTAGTAAAAATTATGAAACTCTTATTGGAGGGCCTTCTGGTTTTGAAATGGATACTAGAGCAGGTAGTGCTACTACTTTAAGCTTTTATATGGCATCTGTACGAGGCGGCAATGTATATTCTCCATTTAATTTTGGAGAATGATATATGGTAACTTTAGTTAATAATGGAATCAATGAATTATATTATGTTAATGGAAATTTAGTTAAAACAATAGAAAAAAAATCTATGCCAACAGGTAATTATTTTATAGGTGCTTGACAGACCAAAGCAAAACAAAATTATAAAGGAGAAATGTCTGATTTTCGTATTTACGCGACTGCTTTAGATGAAAAGGCAATTAAGAAACTTTATAATACTCCAACAGAAATAGATAAAAATCATAATTATCACACAATGGAATTAGATGAAATTGCCAATGATATTTCTGTTAAAAAAAATGGAAAAACAAAAGCAAAAGTTTTTTCAGAAACAACAAATAATAATACGTTTTTTAAAAATGGAACGGTAAATGGACATTTTATAATAGAAAAATAGAAAGGGGAATAAGATATGGCTATATTAAAAGATTCCACAGTTACTGGTAATTTAAGAGTAACTGGAACTATATATGGGGATGTTCCCCTTGATGACCTAACTGGCGCAGACGATTTAAAAGCTATTGAAGATATTAGTGCAGTTAATGGTATTCTAAGAAAAACCGCTGCTAATACTTGGGAATTGGTTAATACTGTAACTCCAAGTTCTCATGCACATGGTAATATAACCAATGATGGAAAAATTGGAACAGAAGCAAATAAAGCTGTTTATACTGGAACTGGTGGTGTCGTAACTGCGGGAGTGCTGCCTGTGTCTGCTGGTGGAACTGGAACTACAACTCTCACTGAGGCGAGAGAGCAATTAGGTGGACCAGAGTTTATAGTAGGAACTTGGACTGCAGCAACTGGAACTTGAACTGGTGTTACAAGAGATAGTGAGTTATATGATGGAAAACAAATTTTGCTTTATATGCCTTTTGATGGAAGTGGCAATGCTACTCTTAATTTGACTTTAAGTGGAGGTGGAACCACTGGTGCAAAAAATGTATATTTTGAGTCTACAGATAGATTTACTACTCATAAAGGGCAAAATTCAATTCTTCACTTAGTTTATAAAACAGCATTAAAATTATCTAATGGTACAACTTATGAAGGTTGATGGTATATTGCAAATAGAAATACAAATGACACTGCTTATTATAGTAAAGATTTATACAGTAATATCTTAGCAGGAGCGAACAAAATATATCCACATTCAATTCTTCTTCAGCTTCCAGATGGAAGATGAGAAAGTCCAGTTTTATCTTCTTCTACTGAAGCAACAAAAAATCCTAATACCAATGGGTTTGTTTTAGGTCAAATGATATGATATAATAGCAGTGCGACTATTAATGAAAATAGTAAACCACCAACCTATACTCTATGTTATACTCATTGCTTAGCAGATTACAGATATTCTTTTAATTTAACAAATACTGATGAAGGAAGATTAGTAGTAAATAAACCAATCTTCTTAAAAGGAAAAGTAACAAATGGTCTATTTTATTTAGATACAACTAGATGAGTAACACAGACTTTACCAACCTCTGATGATGGATTTGTTTATATTTATTTAGGAAATGCTTATGATTGATATAGAGGGTCTTATTCAGACCAACATCCTATTTACTGGTATAAAAATGGTAGTATTAAATTATTTAGTGATTATGCAAGTGTTGCTGGTTCTGCAAATAGTGTTGCTTGAAATAATGTGAGCGGCAAGCCTAGTAACTACACCCCATCAAGCCACGCACATGGAAATATTTCCAACAATGGAGAATTAGCTACTGCTGATATGGCGGTTGTTACTGGTGCAAATAAACAAATTACTACTGTAGATTTAGCAACTAGTTCTCCTAATGCGACAAGCACTACTTCAACAACTTTTATTGATACAATAAGTCAAAACTCACTTGGAAAAATAACTGCAACTAAAAAAACTTTACCTACAGCTAGCACAAGCACAGCTGGAATCGTAAAACTTGGAACTGGAGATAATGATGCGGCAACTGGAACTCATGTGCATAGTTATGCAGCTTCTAATAGTCCAGGAGGTTCTGCAACTTCTGCAATAGGTTTTGCAACAGCAAAAACAATAGCTTTAACAGGTAATGTAACTGGTTCAGCCACAGGTGGAAATGGTAATAATGGATGGTCTATTGCTACGACTATTGGGCAAGGTGTTGTAACAAATGGAATGTTGGCTAATTCTAAGATGACAATAGCAGGGAATGAAATTTCCCTTGGCGGGTCTTTAACTGCGGCAGCATTAAAATCAGATTTAGGATTAAAAGCATTGGCATATAAAGATAGCTTGACTGCTAGTGATGTAGGTGCGGCAACTAAGCAATATGTAGATGGAATTGTTGCTGCTAATGATGCAATGGTATTTAAAGGAACTCTTAGTGGAGGTACCACTACAACATATACTCCAGCAGCTAACTGTGGAGATACTTATAAAGTAGCAATTGCGGGGCTAATAAATGGTGAACGTGTTGAAGTTGGAGATATTTTAATTTGTATGGCAGATGGAGTTGTTCAAGCTACTTCTTCTAATGTAAATACAGTTAAAACAAGTTGAGCTATAATTCAAAATAATGTTGATGGGGCAGTATTTAAATCAACAAATACATTTACTGATGGACAAGTATTAGTTGCTGATGGAACAAATGGGAAAATTAAAACTTCTGGTTATACTATTGCTAAAAGTGTTCCAAGTGATGCTAAATTCACTGATACAACTTATGACGCAGAAAAAGGTATTTCCTTATCTTCTGGCAAGTTTGGTCATAGTAATACCGCAATCACTGCTCAAAATACGCAAGCAGTTTATCCGATTAAGATTGATGCTTATGGTCATATCACCGGTTATGGCAGCGCGCAAACAATTTTATCTTTAGGCACAACCTCTACAACTGCAGCAAAAGGCGATCATACACATGAAACAAAATTAGTATCTGGTGGAACTTCTACTGTTAGCTTATCTGCAAACACTGCATATACTTTAACTGCGGGAGGCACTTCAGTTGTATTTAAAACTCCAACAGATAGTGATACAAAGAACACAGCTGGTTCAACAAACAGTGACAGCAAATTATATTTAATTGGTGCAACCTCACAAGCAGTCAATCCGCAAACATATAGTGATAGTGAAGTATACACTACTAATGGTACTTTATCTACAAAAATACTTTCTGCAACCTCAGTTGTTAGAGCTAATACTGCAAATTCTGGCTTTGCTGGTGGCGTATCTTTATTTGCAACTGATCCTGGTACTTATGGTATAGCAATGCGTAATACAGGTACATCTTCAGGTCAATTAGGTAAGCATGGTTATGTTCAAGGTGATTGGGCAACGTATTTTAATATGGATGCAGATGCTACTGCTAATGGTAGAGGATGAATATTCCGATATAGACAAAGTGAAAATGTAGTTTCTATAAACGGTGAGGGTAATGCTGTATTCAATGGTTCTGTTACTGTTGGTGGCAATGCCGCAAACACCTCTGGCGCAAGAATGGTTTATAATTCTACAGAAAAAACTCTAGACTTTATTTTTGCCTAGATTTTTGATATAATATAGAAAGGAGGCAAGAATATGAGTCTTAGAGTATGACTTCCTCTTGATGGAAGTTTGGAAAATAGAGGTATTAGCGATATAGAAATTATTAATAATGGTGCAACCATTATTAATAATGGAAAAATTGGACAATGTTATAATTTTAATGGTAGTTCTTATTGTTATGAAAATACTTATGATTGGAGTAATTTTAATACATCTGCTTTTTCACTGTGTTGTTGATATAAAGAACCAAGCCCAGTAGCTTCAGGAAATTCTCAAATAGTTTGTATAGGAACTTCTTCTGGATGAAATAATATTCGTATTGGTTTATTAAGAAGAACTTCTAGTGGATATCCGATGTTTAGTGTTTCAGATGGGTCTAATTCAATTAATTATAATTTTACTGCCACTTCTTTTTCTTTAGACACTTGAAATCATATTGCAGTAACTTATAATAATGGAACCCTGTCTATGTATATAAATGGGATTTTAGACAAAACAGCAAATACAACAATAATCCCTGTATTAAATTCGTCTCAACATCTTGGAATAGGAAGTGCTTCTAATGGGGCAGAAAAATTAACTGGTTATCTTAATGATGTTCGTATTTATGACCATTGTCTTTCCCAAAAAGAAGTAAAAGAAATTAGTCAAGGATTAATTTTACATTATAAATTAGATGAACTATCTACAGGATTAAATAATTTGGCACAAACAGGTTCTATGTCTGTATATAATAATTATTCTGGTTCAGGAACAACTGGAACATTAACAAAATTAAATGAAAATTTTAATGGAGCACCAGTATATCGCTTAGTTATGACACCAAATGATACTAGTTTAAGTAATTTTAAAACAACATTAGGCTCTCATGGAGTTTATGGCTTTAGACAGACTTTTAAAGCTAATACTAAATATTGTTTTTGGATTTATTACAGACCAATTAGTCATTTAGATGTAAGAGTTGGTGGAACTGCTTCTAATATTGCAGGATGAACAGAAATTGCTCCAAAACAAGTTTCAAATAAATGGTATAGAGTAGGACAGTTTCGAAATGGAAATATTGCAGAAGATAAAACTGATAATATTTTTACTTCTTTTTACACTCCAACTGCAGTAAGCGGGCAACCTATCACAATAGATTTTGCGTCTCCTTTTTTAATAGAGGGAGATACAAATATTGACGAAGGAGCATATTGAGGATTAAATGGAATCAATAAAATTCCAGATTCTTCTGGTTATGGAAATGATGGAACTATAATCGGAAGTTTAATTACAAATGAAGACTCTCTTAAATATCAGTTAAGTTCTTATTTTAACGGTAATTTAAGAATTGAAGCTCCATTTAGTCCACCTGGAGACAATACTTTTTCTGTCTCTGGATGGTTTAAACATAACAGTGGAACAACTTATTATGCATCAAATACAACATATAATACTTACATTTGTCTAGAAGAAGGAAGATATTTTGTATATCCAGCAAGTGGATCTGCTTTTGTGGGAACTTATACAAGTACAGCTAATACTTGACAACATATCGTTTTAGTTCAAGATGGAGTAAATAGTAAGTTAAAATTATATATAAATGGGAATCTTGTAAATCAAATTAATTCTACGAACCAGTTATTTCGCAGCGAAGTCTTAGATTTAGGAGGAAGACAAGGGGTAAGTCAATATAAAGGAAATATTTCAGATTTTCGTATTTACGCTACTGCGCTTGACGCAGAAGACGTTGCGACACTCTACCATACCTCTGCGCAAGTAGATGATTTGGGTAACATTCATTGTTTTGAATTTGAAGAGAAACAAGGTAATAGTTTTGCTACAGAACTATTAGGTATTTACAATTCAACATCTGCTAATTGAGATAATCAAAATAATCAATTTATTATAATATCTCGAAATGGAATTAGTTCTCGTTCTGGAATGGTTATTAAAAATGATAATAGTCGCAGACTAATTCCGTGAGGATTTACTTATAGATTTACATTTGATATTTATGTTCCAATTACTACAAATTTTAATGTTGATTATAATAACTATAGCAATGATGTTTCAGTTACTTTTTCTGGCAATGATAATGACAATATTTCAAAACGATTAACTAGTTCTTTTACAGTTAATGCAAATACATGAACAACGGTAACGCTTGGATCGTCTAATACCAATGAAACTAAAAATCCAAATCATGTAACTCTATATGATCAAACAAGTCTTGGAATTAAAACAGATTCTGTAGATGCTCCAGTTACTTGGTATTTAAAAAACCCACAATGATATTTAGTAGAGACAGAGAAGTTTCAAGTGGAACAGAATGGAGTTTTTAAAACAAACTTTATTAAAGAAGATGATTTAAAAGATTATGCTTCTTTTAGAGATAATGAAAAAGCTGCTTGAGCAAATAATTTTATAGAAAAGTAAAGGAGGTGTTGGCCTATCGCACAATTAAAGGATTCTATTGTAACTGGTGATTTGCGAGTCACTGGTACAATATATGGAAATGTACCACTTAATGATTTAACTGATGCTGATGATTTAAAAGCTATTGAGGGATTATCGGGAACATCTGGCTGATTAAAAAAGACAGCTGCAAATACTTGGGCTTTGGGAACACTTGCTGCTTCTGACATACCAAATATTGATGCAGGCAAAATAACAAGTGGTACTTTACCAATAGCTAGAGGTGGTACTGGTTTAACTGCTAGCCCAAGTATGTTAACAAACCTAGGAAGTACAACTGCCGCGAATGTATTGCAAACATCACCTAGACCTGGTATCACTGGGACTCTTGGTGCCGCAAATGGAGGTACGGGGAAGACAACATTAAAAGATTCTGCTAATGCATTAATTAACGCATTAGATACTGGAAGTAGTAATTTAACTTCAAATGACTATGTTATCACTCAATATGTTGGCGGTGGAACAACTACAACAACCTATCATCGCAGACCCGCTAGCGCATTAAGGGTAGGTGGATTGCTTACTGCAAGAAAATTAACAATTGGTTCTACTGGGAAAAATTTTGATGGTACTGCTGACGTTAGTTGAACACTTGCAGAAATAGGTGCTGCAACATCTAGTCATACACATTCACGTTCAGATATTGGATTAAGTACTGATAATAATTCGGGTACTTTAGATAGTATTACTAGAGTAAATATTGGTAGTACAGCAAGTAATAAAACATTCCACTTACCAGCAAATGCAATTATTATTGAATATTCTACTGATAATGGTGCTACATGATTAGATTATGGAGCAACAGACGAGCAAAAAATTTCATTATTTTCTGAAACTAGAACAACAAGTTTTAATCTTGGAAAAGCTACAGCAAAAGCAAATAATAAAGTGGCAAATCAATTAAGAGTAACCATTGAACCAACAGATAGATATTGCAGTCTTGATGCAGTTTATGTATGAATGAACACTCAAGGAAATACTGTTGTTATGGATCTTGAAAGATCTACAATTGGAGCTAAAGATACTTTTACATCAGTATTTACCAATCAACCAATTAGTGGATGATTTGGAAATAATATTCGATATTTTCCAAATGGTACATTCGGGGGTGGATCAATACACACAACAAATAACTATAAATATAGATTAACTTTTAGACAAACTGCTGTAAATACTAATTATCCATCTGCATTTATTCAAGATATTCGCTTTTTGGGATGAGATGTTTGAACTCCGCCAAACAATATGGTGAAGTTAAATCATTTATATTCTTGAGATAATAGTTTAAATGCTACTTTCCCTGCAGAACTAACAGCAACAAAATTTAAAGGTAATTTAGATTGAAGTTATATTCAAAATAAACCAACTATTTTGAGTATTGGAACAGGTTCTGGGAATGCCGCGGCAGGTAATCATAATCATGATAATGTTTATGTGAACGTATCTGGTGACACCATGACTGGCACTTTACAAATAAAAAATCCTTCTGACAAAAGTTCTATTGCATACAGTGGAGGAGGTTTTCATGCAGGTTATGTCAATCTTGTTTTGCACGGAGGAGAAACTGGAAGCTCTGGAATTGTTTTCTGTTCAAATAAAGGTGATACAAATATAAATAGTCCCTCAGATAGAGGTTTTATTCAGTTTCATAGTTATGGAATTACCACTGCAACAGCAGAAGGAACAGCTCCAACTTTAGCCACTTCAGGAGAGAAAAATCGTTTGGTTATTGGAGTTGGAAACGATGCAGATGATCAACTTTGGCTTCAAACACCTAGTGTAAATGGATTAATTCATCAAACTGGAGCAATAAGCTATGTAATTCCAAGTTTAAGTGCAACAACAACAGCAGCAAACCATCCTTTAATTTCTACTACAACAGCTGGTTTATATGCAAATAATACAAATGTTACGATAAATGGTGGAACTATTACTGCAGCAACTTTTAGTGGTAATGCAACTTCTGCTACTGGATTTGCGACAGCGAAAAAAATAGCTTTAACAGGAAATGTAACTGGTGAAATAACTGGCGGAAACGGGTCTAATGGTTGATCCATTCCTACAACTATTGGTGAAGGCGTAGTTACAAATAATATGTTAGCAGGTTCAATTGCAAATGGAAAACTTGCTAATTCAAAAGTAACAATCGCTGGAAATGATGTTTCTCTTGGAGACTCTTTAGATACAGCAATATTAAAAACAAGTTTAGGTTTAAGTAGTGCTATGCATTATATAGGAAAAGCTACCGTGACAATTACAGATGGTTCAACTACAGATCCAAAAATTGGGGGCAGTGCAACTACTTTAGTTTCTGGAGATGTCGTCATTGATAGTTCCGATTCAAGAGAATACGTTTGAAATGGAAGTAAATGAGAGTTACTAGGTGGAGATAGCAGTTATAAGGTTACTCAAACTGCAGTTACAGATGCTGCTTATAGTGGTTCAGATACTGCTACCACTTTTGTTTCTGCTGTAACTCAAAATGCAAATGGTGTAATTACAGTAACAAAACGAAAACTACCAACATATAATAATTATAGTCATCCGACTACATCTGGTAATAAACATATTCCTAGCGGAGGTTCTAGTGGACAGTTCTTAGGTTGAAGCGCAGATGGTACTGCAAAATGGGTTGCTAACCCTAACACAGATAAAGCTGTATTACAAACATCAACTAATTCAAATCATTGAAGAAAAGTTCTTGTTGGCTATCAATATGATGCAAATCCTAATGTAGCAGTTACAAACCAAACTAATCAAGTTTATGCAAGTCCTAATTTAGAATTTAAATCTCAATCTGGAACCTTAAAAGCAACTGAATATTCAGTAAATGGAAACGTAACTCTCCAATATAATTCAACCACAGAATCATTAGATTTTGTATTCTAGGAAAGATTTGTTCTTTCCTAGAAATTTATGTTATAATTTAAGAAGAGGAGGGTTGCTATTATGGCATTAAAAGTTTGATTGCCTTTAAATGGCAATCTTAAAAATATTGGAACGGATGGTGGAGAGTTAACAACTTCACAGACAAATATATGAAATGATAATGGGAAAATAGGAAAATGTCTTTTAGGTAATGCACAGGCTTCTGCTACTTTTCCTAGCTTAATAAATGCTACAAATTTTTCAATTGCTTATTGACTTTACATTGATTCTTCTTTAGCAATTCAAAATTGATACGATATTTGAAATGTTTTTTGCACGATTGGAAGTACAAGTGCAAATATTAGAGATGAATTTAAAAATGCTGCAGGAGTGCATCAAGTGTTGATTGGAAAAGACACTACTGTAGGAGGTAATACTAATAATTATTATAGTCTAGGAGTGAGTGATTCCAATGCAAAAGATAAGTGAGTACATATCACAATAGTAAAAAGTAATTCAGATGTAAAAACATTTATAGATGGAGTTTTATCTAATACAATAATAAACTCAAATTTTGAAAATTCTCCTCAAAAATTAACAGGGAAAATTACACTTGGAAATATGACCACTAGTACAGCTGCAAGAATAAATGATTTTCGTGTTTATGACCATTGTTTGTCTAAATTAGAAGTTAAAGAGGTTGCGCAAGGCCTTGTATTACATTATAAGCTAGACGGTTTTAGTGGCGGAGCAGGAGAGAATTTATTACAAGGATCAACTTCAATTGGAAGCTCTTCTACTCCTGGTTGAGTTTCTAATGGTTCAGCAACGAATATAACTGTTATTGATGGTAATACTATTCATTATCAATATAATTTAAATAATACAAAGCATATTCCATCTATTGTTTCTAATGTTGTAGCTCCCTTGGAGTGAGGAAAAACTTACGTATATTCAATGGATTTAAAATGTAGTGAAGATATTGATTTAAAGACTTCAACTCCCCAACATTGGTGACTAGGTGCTCGTAATGCAGATAATATATGACAGGTTTCTATAAATTCTCATTCTATAGCAAATGGAACTACAAAAGTTGAATATTTAAAAAATCATAGTGGAACCCTACCAGCTAATACTTGGGTTAATATCACAACGAGATTTACAATAAGGGGTGATGCTCCAGAATCTGGATATGATTATCCAGCTCTCAGACCTTTTGTTTATGGTCAAGTTTTAACAGAAGCGTATACTGGAACTGTACAAGTTTGAATGAAAAATTGTAAAATAGAAGAAGGCTCTGTTGCGACTCCCTGATGTCCAGTATCAGATGAATTGGGTAAAGATTTAACTAAAATAGTTGATTCTTCTGGTTATGGTAACAATGGAACGGTAGTTGGAAGTTTAACTTTTAATAGCCAAAGTAAAAAATACAATAGTTCAACTTACTTTGGTAATAGTCCTTATATTGATACTGGTAGTGGTACATTTAATTGATTTCAATTTGATGCTTGTACGATTGCTGCATGGATAAAATCATCAGCTTCAAAAAATGGTTGAAGTGGTTCTATTGGAGTTCAACATAACCAAAATGCTGGTCATAAAGGTTTTACTATTTCAAATTATGGAAATACTTTTAGAGCGGTTTTGCCAAATGGTTCTTATACTGTTATTGATTCTACAAAAAGCTTGGCTGTTGGAGAATGACATCATTGTGTTGCTACTTTAAATGGAACGACTTTAAAAATGTATTATGATGGGGCATTAATTAAAGAACAAACAATTTCTTGAGGCTCTGCAGCTGCTGCAACTGATTTGCGCTTTGCCGTTGGGGTAGATTTTCCTGGTTCAGATGAGAAGTTTGCGGGAGATTATTCAGACATAAGATTTTACACTACAGCACTTTCTGCGGATGATGTTCTGGCTCTTTACAAGACTTCTGCGCAAATCGACAAATCAAAAGGCTTCCATACTTTTGCAATATCAGAAGGTAGTGATAAAGCAGTTAGAAAAAATGGAATTACAGAAATTCAAAACATATCTGAATTTGATGCTCTTTCTTATTTAAAATATGACCCAAATCTTCACATAGAACCAGATGGTAGTGCATGGGTTCATATATATCATCATAATCATCCAAATTTAGGTTCTTTTGCAAGTACAGATACTTTTGCCACTTCAGTTAAAAAAGATGAAAACAGGTGATTTAATGGAACTCAAGTTTGCAATCAATTAAATAAATGAGAGTTTTTAATTAAATATGCTTTTACAGAAGGTGGAACAGAATATAAAGAGCGTTGGATTCAAACTAAAAATCCTGAAAACGCGGTTTTCGGTGATGTAGACCCTGCAGACGTTACAAGAATTACTGGAGATGGATATAAAACTGGTACTTGAGGTGGATTATATAAGAAAAATTCTTCTGCTTATTGAGTATTGAATAGTACTAATAGTGGAAATTGGTGAGGTGCTACTGGAAGTTTTTCAATTTATCAAGGTGGCATTCCAGGATATGGAGGAACTGTCACAACAACAGGATATAATGATTTGTATGTAAGAATTGATAATGTTTTATCTACTGTGTCTACAAATAGTAGAATTACAAAAAATGGAATTTTAATAGGTTCTAATTTTATAGAAAAATAGGAGGTGTTGACTTATCGCAGTTTTAAAAGATAGTTTGGTTGCGGGTGATTTGGCTGTAACTGGAAAAACATCCGCGACAGGAGGATTAAATATAGGGTCTTCTGCTGGAACAGCAGCTCCTTCTGGAGGAGTAAATGGAGACGTTTATTTTCAAATTGGAGATGAAAGCTTAAAAACAACTTTATTAAATCTTTTTTATCCAGTAGGAAGTATATATATGAATTATAGCAATTCAGCAAATCCTGGAACTTATTTAGGAGGGACTTGGGTTGCAATTAATAATGTATTTTTGTTAGCTGCTGGAAATAGTTACGCTGGAGGGAGTGAAGGCGGTTCTACAACACATACTCATGGACATGGTAATTACAAAGCAGCAATTGGGGCAACGGGATCCGATAGTAGCGCAATTGGATATGTTGCAAGTAATATAAGTTCAGATTCAGACGCACCAACAGCCACAAGTGCATACACAATTCGTGGTACAGTAACATCAGGAACGCGAAGTTTTAACCATTATACACCAGTTTATGGAACAAGTAGTTCTGGAGGAGCATTACCTCCATATCGAGCAGTTTATGTTTGAAGAAGAACGGCTTAAAAAATTTTTGGACAATTTTAGTTCAGGAAATTGATGGAAGTTCTAAATATATATGAGGTTGAGTAGATCAACCTGGTTTGCTAAAAAGAAAGAAAGAGGGAATAATATGTATAATAATCCATATCAACCTTATATTAACTCTTTTATGCCTCAAAGACAAGAGGTTGTAAGAGTTAATGGTCGAAATGGTGCTAATGCTTATCAAATGGCTCCAAATAGTAGTATTTTACTTTTGGACGAAACTGCACCAGTTATTTGACTAAAAACAACTGATGGAGCTTCATATCCTACCATAACGGGATATACTATTACCCCATTGGAAGAAGAATTATCAAAAGACAATACTTATGCTGAATTAGAAAATAGAATTGCTAAATTAGAAGAGGTAGTGAAGAACAATGAAAAATCCAATGTTAAATCAGTTAACAAAACCGTCATTAAACAACAACAATAGTAATAATGAGGTATTTCAAAATCTTTTAGCAAAAAATCCACAAATAAATATGCTTATAAATCAATATGGGAATGGAGACCCAAAAACTGCTTTTTATGAGTATGCTAGAATGACAGGAAGAGATCCCGACTTAATTTTAAATATGATTAAAAAAATGTTGTAGGATAAAAGATCTTTTTAGCAAACGAATAAAAAGGAGGAGTTTAAAAGATGGAAAACGGAAGTTTAAGCGCGAGCGATGTTGCTCTGTTAAACGGTAGAGACAGTCTTGACATGTTTGGTGGAAATTCTATGATGTGAATTTTTGCCCTATTAATTTTAGCCGGAGGAGGCTTTAATGGCTTTGGTGGATACGGTCAGCAATATGCGACTTCAGCTGAAGTTCAAAGAGGATTTGATACTCAGAACTTACAGACACAGACGTCAGGTATTTTAAGTGCTGTTAATGCAGGAACCGCACAGGCAGTAGCAACAACTAATCAGACATTCCATGATACTCTTAGTGCATTGAGTGATAAATATTCAGAGCTTCAGAGAGACATTGGAGGTTTAGCTGTTGGTCAAGCTGGACTGTTAGCCAAAGAAAACGAGTGCTGCTGCAATACTTTGAGAGCTATTGATGGTGTAAACTATAATAATGCTATAAATACAGCCGCCATTAATGCTAACACAACAGAACAGACACAAAAAATCTTAGATGCTATTACTGGAAATAGAATGGCAGATATGCAAAATCAAATTAATCAGCTTCAAATGCAGCAAGCCATGGCGGGGGTAGTTCGTTATCCAAACGCTAGTACCTATTATGCTGGAACAAATCCGTTCTGTTCTTGTGGAAACAACCTTTAATTGGTTAAACTAAGGGGAATGGATTTATTCCATTCCCCTTTTTTAAATTTTTAATAAAGAAGGATATAGGTAAGGGAGGTTTATTAAAAATGCTTGAAGTTTATTCTAAAAATTTAACAACAACAACGGGAGAATCAATTTCTCTTAATAATATTGCATTATTAAAAGGAACAAGTGCGCAAATTATAGGATCAAATACAATTCAATTAAATAAATGTGGAATTTACGAAATTACAGTAACAGACAATGTGGTTGGTAGTGGAACAGGAGAAATTATAGTACAGATGCAAAAAAATGGTGTTCTTCAGCTACAAGCTATTATGTCAACTGCAGCAACAGGACAAACAAATATGTCTTTTTCAACTTTGGTTCAAGTTCCACAAAATAATAATATCAACTGTCCTTGCTCAATTCCTACTACAATTAATTTTGTAAATACTGGAATTGAAGCAACTCACTCAATTGATGTTATTGTAAAAAGGATTTAATTATGGTTGTTGAAGAAATTTTTTCTGAAATTTCTGCGCACATGATAAAGGGCTTAATGGTTCATGACCAAATGGCAAGATATTATTGTTTTTTAAATTTGAAGAGTTACGAAGAATGTCATAAAAACCATTATTTATGTGAAAGTAAAAATTATTCAGATTTAAACTGTTATTTTTGTTCTCATCATGAAAAATTGATAAAAGAAAAGCCAGTTTCAGACCCAAAAATAATTCCTACTGCATGATACTCTTATCAGAAACGAGATGTAGATGCAACAACAAAAAGAAATGCAGTGAAAACTGGTCTTGAAAAATGAATAGAATGAGAGCAAGAGACTTTAGACTTATATTCTAAAATGTATAAAGAGTTGCTTGAAATTGGAGAGGTTCTTGATGCCGCATATATTTTAAAATTAATAAAAGAAGTAGATAAAGAACTGGTAAATGCAACGTCTTTTTACTTAGATAAAAAATCATGCGATTTTAATATTAATAATATTATTAACGAACAAAAAGGAGAGCTATTTTAAAGCCCTCCTTTTTTAATTTAATAGGAGGGCTAATATGAGTGAAAATAAATTAAAAATAAAAACGCTTCCTTCAGAAACAGACCCAAATATCATAGTACCTGTTGTCTCTCCAAAAGCCGTACAGGGAACTTTTCCAAAAATATTAGAAAAAGACACAACAAACGCAAATCTTGATGAATTTTTAACTGATTTAAAAAGTTACCTTGAAGGTTTGGGTACAACTATCTCAAATGTGATAGACTCAGAGTTTAATAAAAGGTTTCCAGCTAGTGAAGAAACTGGAATTTCTTGAGAGCAAACTTTACAAAAACAATGTAATGATTTGAAAACAAGAGTTGGTCAAATTGAAAATACAATGTTGCCAGTAGGAATGATAATAAAATCTTATGATTTTGAGCATTACCCAGATGGTTCAGCTATTGAGTGAGTAAATGATGAATTTGATCTTAGTGACACTCCTTCTGGCTGAGAATTAGTAGAAACTCAAGAAGAGTTAGTTTATTTAACAAGTTTGGTAAAATATCCAACTTCGGAGGATTCTTATCGTTTATTTTCCGTAGAAGAGGCAAAGCAGTTTTTTCTTGAAAAATATAAAAATATTGTCGATTTTACAACCGCATATAGTTTTGTTGATAGTGATCAAAATCGAGTAAAATCTGAAACTATTAATTTTAGAGTTTATGGTTCTGTTACAAATGGAGATGCAACTCCCACTAGTGGAAATAAGGCACATTTTGAAACTTTGCAGCAAGTAGGAGATTCTATTTATGTTACTTGAGATAAAAGCAATGATAACAGTCTTAATTATAGATTTAATATTGAGTTAAAGACTGTTAGACCATGTTTTGTTTGAAGAAAGGTGGGTTAAAAAATGGCAGAAGGAAATATTAATGCAAGATTAAAAGTTTTACAACCTGATGATAATTCTGCTTATGTTAATCCAGTAACAAAAGCAGAGGCGGTAAATTACAATAACACTACCGTAAAAGCTTTTTTAGATAGTTTAAATGAAAGAGTTTCCAGAATAGAAGGAAACGCCGATGCGCAAATTACTATAACTAATATTGATAACTGTATTGTTCCTGGTAAAGTGTATAATTATACTGGAACTCAGAATACGCCAAGCACAACAAAAAATAAATGAATTATTTGGGCTTATCCAGGAAATAATATGATTGTTCAATATGCAAGTGATGGACAATCAACTTATATTAGAACTGGAACAAAAACATCTGGTTCAACTTATAACTTTTCTTCTTGAGTAAAAATGTTCTCTTTAAATGAAGCTTATCCTATTGGAGCTATTTATATTGGTTTACAAGATATAAATCCATCAACTTTAATGGGCGGCTCTTGAGAAAGAATTGAAGATGAATATTTCTTACGTGCGGCAAGCGCTAATGTGGGCACCACAGGCGGCCAAAATAGTTTTATGTTGCAAAAAAATCAACTGCCTCCTCATAAACATTTATTTCATTCACAAGATTATAGTATGACTTGAGGTAGGGGTGATATGAATGTTTGACTTAATACTCTTGCTTATAGTGGAATTCAGCAAGCGGGTAATTTTTTGGGAACATATCAAGGAAAAAGAAATGATGGGTTAGGTTCAAGAGCAACTAGTGACAAATTAGTAGAAACTAGTGAATTTGATGAAATTGTTCAACAAAATATCAATAATCAACCAGCCTATATAAATGTTTATATGTGAAAGAGGGTGGCATAATGTCGATTTTAAAAATGAAATTTTTACAAGGCAAATCTGGAGATCAATATAACTACCCCGTAACAAAACCAGAAGGAATTTTTTTTGATGATGAAGGAAAAAAAACTTTAAGGACTTTTGTTGATAGCGATTTAAAATCTTTATCATGATTACCTTCAAAAAGCATAGAGAATACACATTTAAAAAATGCAAGTGTAACAAGAGATAACATTGGGACAGGTGCAGTTTCAACAACTAAAATAGCAGATGAAGCTGTTACAAATCAAAAAATAAAAAAATATGAAGCAAATAAACCTGGTTCTGGAATTCAAACAGATAGAATAGCAGATGGAGCTATTACAGATGCAAAAATTTTGCCTTATAGATTAAAAGAAGGCAGCACTACTGGTGAATACGTTGGAGGCATTTCTGGAGATAAAATTAAAGATGGCGCAATTACTTTAGAAAAAGCTGCTTTTGGGCAAATAGAGTTAATTTATTCTGGAGTTCCAGTAGGAACAAGTGGTAAAGCGAATGTAACTGGATTAGATAAATATAGATGTTTAATTTTGGGCGTTACAAATGGAGGGCCCTCCACTGTTGATGGCAGTAAAAATCAAAATGGAGGAAGTATGTTGGCAACAACAATGATTCCTTTAATTAAAGAATCAGAAGGCACTTTCGCTTATAGACCTTTTACTAATGTTCATCAAGCTTTTTACCCAGATATAAAAGAAGGCGGAACAGGAAGCTATAATACTTATTCTGCTTGGTTTCAATTTGATTCTAATTCAACCTCATCTGGGAAAGTTTGATTGGCAGAAAGAACAGATGATATCTCATATAGTGGCTTAGTTTTATTCGGTATAAAATAAATAAAAAGGAGGAATTTTTTATGAAAATCAATTGGAAATTACGTTATTTAAACAAAACTACTTTAGTTGCTTTAGTAACAACAACAGTAGCTTTTATTTATCAGCTTTTAGGTATTTTTGGAGTTGTATCTCCTATTAGTCAAGATACAGTTACAACTTTAATGATGACTATTATTAATATTCTGGCGGTTTTAGGTATTGTGATTGACCCAACCACGAAAGGTATTAATGATAGCGTCAGAGCGCAAGGATATAAAGAACTTGGATAATTTTGAAGAATACTTAGAAAGTATAGATAATTTAGAAAAATGTTCATTTTTTCGTCTGCCTCCTAAAATTACTGTTGGGCAGACGAAAAAATTATTCAATAAATACCTAACGCTTCTTGATGAAAATAGTTTTTTGGTTAGAGAAACAAAAAATCAATTAAAAATTTTAAGCTATTATCCAGACCATTGACTTGCAGCAGAAGCGTTTCAAGTGGAGGGAGTAGTATGCAACCATACGAAAAGTTAAAAAAAGGTGCCCACGAAGTAATGCTTTTCCCAACAACATCTTGGTCTGTTTCTCAATATTGAGGACCTCTTGATGGAGGGTCACATTGTTGTGGGAATCCTATGGACATTGGAAACTCTGTATTATACGCTCCTTGTACAATGACAAAATCTACCTATGGGATAGACCCTACAACAAATTGTGATTTATGATATTCTTCTGATTCTGCGGGACACCCTGCAGAAGTATGAGTTCCAAGTCGCAAAGAACCTGTTATAGTAACCCTTATTGTCGCACATCAAGATTCCCCTATGCATATAGGAGGAACCGTAGTGCCACAAGGAGGACCCTTAGCTCATGGACTTGGAACTTTTATGGGTGGTCATTCTGGAGGATGTCCGCCTCATGTTCATATTGAATTTGGAATTTCTCCAGATGGAAGCAATGTTTTAATTCAAGGAGGTTGTACAGGCCCTATTGTAGGAACTTGCTACCAATGTCAATACACAGACCCATATTATGATGTATGTTTTATGAATGATACAAATGGAGCAGAGGGCAGTCCTTTTGCTTCAGAACATCAGTTTGCAAAAGGTTTAAGTTGATTTGTGCCTGTTGAAAGCCGAAGTTTAGCAGCCACAGATGATGAGATGTTTAATAATATGCGTTGCGTATATGGTTTTTTTAAATGTTTAGATGAAATAGACGGTTTAAATGAATTATATAAAGCTAAGGCTACTGCATGAACAGATGGAGCAATAGCTGGCATGTTAGCAAATATGCAAGACGAATCTAGTGTAAATCCAAACAGGTGAGAAAATAATATTCCTTATGGTGTTACCGTAGGAGGGGTCCCGAATGGATATGGATTAGTTCAATGAACCCCACATACAGATATAATCAATATTTTACAAATTATGACTGGAGAAAGCGGTCAGCCAATTTGAACTGAAAAAGATAGAGACCCAACTGTTTTAGGAAATGCAGAGTGTCAAGAAATTTTTATTGAATATTGTCAAGGACAGCAATGAGGCACAGCGTCACAAGGATATCCAAATGCTTATGATGTTTCTTGAGAAGAGTGGGCACACAGCGATAGTTATGATTCTATTTCAGGAGCTGCGACAGCGGCAAAAATCTTTTTTCACAATTATGAAAGGCCTTGAAACAATGACTCAAGCGCAAGAGAAATGCAAGCAAGTGAAATTTATCGAAAAATCAAAGATGAAAAATGAGATAAAGAAATGCCTGCAGGAATGCTTAAAGCAGAAATTATTAATCCTTGAGATTTAGCTACTGTTGTTGAAAATGGTATATTTAAAATAAAAAAAGATTTTATACCTGTTTATTGATGCCCTAGAGATCCAAAAAGAAAAGATGCTATTACTTTTGAACTTGACCATTATTTATTTGTAAAAGATGGAATTTTACCATATGAAAGAGTTTATTTCGGTCCCGGCGGTTTCCCCGCAAAAGACCCAGATAGAGCAATTGTAACAACTTGATTTGCTTGAGGTGGAAATGAATATGGGCATTATTTTGCTCCTTCTGTAAACGCAATTACAGAATCTCAATCAATTTTTTTGGCACCTTATAAAAAAACTGGAAATGAGTTCGAAGTAGATAAAGATTTCTTTGAAGTTTACTTTCCTCTTGAACAAGAGAAAAGTTTAGTTGAAGAACCATATAATAAAAAGGTTCTTTTCAAAAGTGATGAACTTCCAATTCAATATGATTTACTTCAGGTTGGAAGTTATGATGAAAGAGGAAAAAAGATTAGAAAATCAGCAGAAAAAATTCGAGTTTGAGGAGAAGAAAAAAATGCAGATGACACTTTTGTTTCTCTTTCTGAAAGTTCAACAACCTCACATTTTGTGGTAGACTCTAATAAAATTATTCAAATGATTTCTTTAGACAGACAAGTTTATGCTTCTGGAGTATATGTTGAAAATGTAATTGATATTCATCTAACAAATACCGCAGATAATAATAATATGGAATTAGTACAATCTTTAATAGCAGAACTATATTATTTTGGATATGTTAAAAATACCTATTCTTTAGATAGCGTTTTAAGTTTAAATGTTGCTACAAACATGCCTTTCAATGCCAGCTCTTTTAAAAGTGGAGTTATTCAAAAAATACAAAGGTTAAGACAACAAAGCTTAAATAAAGAACAGTCTAAAATATTGGCAAAAATAAAATCTCAAAAGAGATATGAAACATATTGAAATAGAATAGGGGATATTTTAAATAAAAAGGAGTGAGAATAATGGATTATAATACCTTTTATAAGACATTTATAGGAACCGGTTGAGATGTTGATGGCTACTATGGCAATCAATGTTGAGATGGATACGCAAAATGGTGTATTGAAAACGATGTTCCTTTTTGCTATTGTACAAATAGCGGATATGTAAAGGATATTTGAGAACAGAGATACTCAAATGGAATTTTAAATTATTTTGACGAAGTAGAAACACTTCAACCAGGAGATGTTGTTCTTTTTACAGAGAATGCTTATACTCCGTATAGTCATATTGCTTTATTCCATTCTGATATAGACGGAAGTCAAGGTTACTTTATGGGACAAAACCAGGGTGGATATAATGGTAATTTTGATCTTTGCGCGCTGCCTTATTGAGGAACCTACACAACAGCATTTAGATTAAAAACAGCTACCCCAGCAGCAAATCCTATTGATGAATTAATACAAGAAGATGGTATTGCCACATTAACTGTAAGTGATGTTCGTGCAAGAAAAGGCGCGCCAAGTGGAGAAATCGTTAGAGTTTATAACGAAGGAGATAAAATTCATTATAATTGAAAGTATATTGGTAATGGTCATCGTTATATTGTATGACAAGAAAATGGAGAATATATTTTCTTAGCTATTTCTGGAACAGAAGACAGAAGTGAAATGTGGGCTACTTTCTCTGACCCTAATGAAACAACAGACAATCCTTCTACTGGAGAATTTAATGAAGATACAAAAGAAGAATCTGTTAAAAAAGTTTTTGGATATGGAGTAGACATTTCTTCTTATAATGGAGATATTGATTTAACTCCTTATGATTTTGTCATTATTAGAATTAATGAAGGGGTTAAAATTGATTCTATGTTTGAGGCTAATGTGCGCAAATGTGAAGAATTAAATATTCCTTATGGGGTTTATTGATATGACTATGCGCTTAACCTTGATGGGGCCGCAGAACAAGCAGAAATGGTACTTAAAGCAATTGAAGGAAAAAATATTTCTTGTGGAGTTTGGTTTGATATGGAAGATGCTGATGGCTTTAAAGCCGCAAATGGCATTTTAACAAAAGAACACATTACTCCTCTTGTAAACAAATTCTTAGAAATCATCTCAAAAGCTGGATATTACTGTGGTGTCTACAGCACAGAAATCTGGTTTAATACTTATATGCCAGAAGTAGAATGTAATAAATGGATTGCTTTCTGGGGAATTAATGATGGAGAAGTTCATGGAGATTTCTCAGATAAAGCAGTTATGCATCAATATACATCAGTTCCTCTTGATAAAGATTTAATTTATGTTCCTATTTCAGAACTTTCAAATAAAAAAGAAGAAAAGCCGTCTGAGGGTGTTACACCAGCAAAACCGCAAACTCCTACAGAAGAAGAAGAATTAGGAACTGGTTTTATTGCTTTATTAAAAAAGTTTTTAAAATGGATTAAAAAAATATTTAAAGAGGAAGACTAGTTCTTCCTCTTTTTTCTTTTTTGAAAGGAGATTAGATATTATGGCAACAACAAAAAAGAATTATAATAGACTTTCTGATGCACAAATTGCAGAAGAGATTTTAAATGGTGGTCTTTCTGATATTGAAGAAAGAAAAAAGATTTTAGGAAACAGATATGAAGCTATTCAATATTTAGTAACAAATAAATTAATGACAGAAAAGAAAATAACTTCTCCAAAGAAAGGAGAAGATACTATTGTAAAAGATATTGCAAATGGAAAATGGGGAACTTCTGAAACAGACATTAAAAAAAGATTAAATATGTTGGGTTATGCAAACGATAAAGAAATTTTGAAAAAAGCTGATACAATTCGACAAAAGAAATATAAAGAATTTGCCGAACAGTTTAATTCTAAAAAAATATCTTATGTTCAATTGTTAGAGATGTTAGATAAAGAAAAAATTAATTATTCTAAAATTCAACCATATGTGCGCGAACGTTCTGGAGATATTCAAGTTGGCGATTATGTACAGATTAAGCAAGGCGCCACAGATTTAAAAACAGGAAAAGCAATTCCAAATTATGTTATTCAATCTCAATATTTAGTGAAAAAAACCAATAGAAAAACTGTAACTATTGGAGATAAATTTAAAGAAATGGGAGTTATAGACAAAAACTTTATAATTAAACAATAGGGGGAATTAAAATGGCAATAACATTTACATACGATAACGAGGTATATACAGTTCCCAATGACTCTGCGCTATCAGAAAATGGACAAATAAAAGTTCAAATTGGTTCTCATTATAATCCAGATTCTTCTCGTTTAAAAATTGCTGTTCAATTTATTCATAATAACCCAAGATACCCTGGAACATACTATTGTCCAGAAGGTGGCGATGAAGTTGGATACGGAACTGGGGGGCCAAATGATGGAAATTCTCATGCGGTTAGATTTAGATGAATTCTTACTCAAAATAATGCTATGTACCGTCAAGGAACAGTAAACTCAATAAATGTTTCACCAAATGCCCCTCAAACAATTGTTCTTTTTAATCAAGTATTAAATTGAGAATCTTTAAAAGAAGTGTTTCATTTTAAATTTAAATGAGATGATAGTGTTAGATATAAAGGATACTATGGAATTTATCAAGGAATTTATTATTGGGTAGACTTAAATTTTAATTTAAACTTATCTTTTGATTTATCTTCTGCCACCAATTCTTTTTATAGATTACAATACATTTCTAATTTAGATTTACCTTTTCGCTTAAAAGATTGACCAGAGAATAAAATTAATAATAAATATCCTAATGATACAAATTATAAGGTTCTAGCTGCGCCTGTATTAGAAGAAGGAAATAATATTGTTATTTCTTTTACTCACCAAGACTGGAAATATGAAAAAACATATCTCTGTAAATACGAGATTCCTCCTGTTTTCTTGTATTGAGAATCTGATACTTCAATGGATGGAAAAGATTTGGACGGAAATAAAAAAAGTGGAAAAGTTTGATACCCGAACGAAATTATTACTTCAAATTTTTTAGGAGGAACAATTAGCTTAAAAGCAATTTGACTTACATCTAGCACCAATCTTTCTCCTGTTGTAATAGATTTTTCAGATGCTACTCAAAAAGTACTAGAAAATTTTTCTGATGTTTCTCAATATGATGGTTGACTTGGGTCAAATGGCATAATATATCCTTTTGAAGGAAAAGATAAATTTTCTACCAATTTTACTTTTGTTTTAACTATAAATAAAGATGAGCATGGTCTTATTTGAGTAAAGACAGAAGATGGATGAAAGAAAGGTTTTCTTTGAGTAAAAACTTCTGATAATGAATGAGAAAAGAGCCGTTCTGTTTTTGTAAAAACAGAAAATTCTTCTTGGCAATCTTCTTAAATTTTTTGTTATAATAATAATAGAGAAAGGAGTAGATAATAATGAAATTGAAAATTCGACAAAAAGACTTTCCTCAAGTAGAATTTCAATTATTTAAAACTATTTTTTTGCACTCCTTTTCTCTTGTAATATATTTTTTTGACAGTGATGAGGTTTACTATTATAGCGCGATCCCATGGGAAAATGGTTTTACTCTTGTTACTGCATAAGATTTTTTTAGCCATTATAATAGGCAATAGGAGGTTATTTAATTATGTATACTTATGATGATTTGTTTAATTTATTCTGGAACAAAGGTTCTTATTCTTTTGATAGGGCTGTACATGACATGTATCCTTATAAAATCAAAAAAGAAAAAGACAAAATAGTATTAATTCACAACGTAGTAGGAATTAATGAAGATGACTTGATTATTGATATTGAGGAAAAAGATGGAAAAAATTATTTGGTAGTAAAAGGAGATACTAAAGACGAGGTCTTTGGAGACTACTCTATTAATTCCTCTTTTGAAATTAAACCAAATAGTTTTGAAAAAATTCAATATGAAGTTAAAAATGGAATTCTTCGCGTTTATTTGTTTAAAAAAGAACCAGAAGAAAAAACTTTACAAATCGAAAAGATTTAGTATCATGGCGCGCAAAATAGCGCGCTTATACATGGGAGTAGTTTCAATGGTAAAACGATGGTCTTCAACCTGAAGGGTTACTTCGGAAATTGGTGCCTTATAGTGGGGACATTATAAGTGAAGGTGATGATATCGGTGAAACCTAAGTCTTTTAGATATGGTAATACCGAGGGAACGAAAGGCCTGTAGAGACTAGATAATCACCCGACTAGAACAGTCGAAGATATAGTCCAGCCCACAAACATAAAAATGGCGATGAAAATCGTAGATGGGAAGCAACACCATATTTGGGGGTTCGAATCCCTCCTCCCATGCCAGACAAAGTTCCTCACAACAGCGAGGTAAATATAAACATAAAAATAGGGGAGTAACTTTAATTAGTTACTCCCCCTTGCTTTTTTTACTATCTTTTTTCACTTGATCTTGATAATCAAATATACTATGCATTTCTTTATCAATTTCATCATGTTCATTTGGAGCAATTGGTAAGGTTACTGCTCTTTTATAATATAAATCTCCTTGACTGTTTCCACCTAAAGCTTTATATATTTTATACCATTCAGTTAATCTATCAAATTGATATTGAGTCATTTCTCCAACTGCAAGATACTCTTTACAAGTGTCAATTAATAAATATTTATAAAATAAAATATCTTGCTCTTTTAATACTTCAAATTCTTTTTGCGTATTATTTAAACGATCAATTGCATCTCAATACATTTTTTGTCAGTAATCATAAGTTGCTTTTGTTTCGGTTTGGAATGAAGCTAAATCTTCAATTAATTCTTTTTTTAATTGTTTGTTTGATTCTGTAACAATTTTTTCAATCTCTTCTCGTAGATTTTTCTCTTCAAATTTTTTTGCCTTTTCGTTTTTTTCTTCTCCAACGCTTTTAATTCAATCAAGAAAAGCTTTAACTAAAAAACCTCCAACCGCAACTAATATATATGCAAGCACCTCATCTGCTGAAATATTCATACAAAAACCCTCCTTTATCTTTGAAATTAAAAAAGGCGTTATACGCCTTTATTTAATTTGACCAGTCAAAATTTCCATTTTTAACTTTTCCAAACTTTGTCATATGAGTGCCTATACAAATAGCATCGCTTTCATCTTGAGTAGCTTTTACCCCATATGTATTTAAAACAAAGGTTTGGGCATTTTTCTTTTGAACTTGTCTAGTTTTACCACTTATTTTTAAAGTAGATTTTCATGTATTTGATGAAACTATAGAATATGGTATATTAAGCTCTTGTGCAAGCTCCAATACAACTCCATAAACGTTTGCTAAAACTTTAAAAGTTTTTACATTATTTCCAACAGAAGCTTGTAATTGAATATCTTCAAAAGCTATTTGGTTTATCTGATATTTTTCTATGAGTTTAACTAATTCCTGTCTAATTGTAACTAGTCGTTTTCCAATTTCCTCTTGTTCTGTTCGTATTTTTCCTCAATCTTTTAGTTCCCCGTTTTGGAAATACGCTCAACCCGACAACTTGCTCGCTTGGTCTAGGGCCAAAAGCCTAGTTTCCTGTGCTGCCGAATCCGCCATTGCGCTCTCCTTCAGCATTATCATTTTCTACTTTTGCGTAAGGCAAAATAATACCCTGACCAATTTTATCTCCTTTTTTAATAAGAAGATTAAATGGAGATAGGTTAAGTACTTGGAACATAATATGTCCTTCATTGTCTGGGTTATCTACATAATCTGCATCGATTATACCTACCCCATTAGCGAGAATCAGCAGATTTTTTAAAGCGATTGAACTACGAATTGAGAGTTGTAAATATTGATTTTCATCTAAATAACATTTAATTCCAGTTGGAATTAAAGTAGGCTTAATCCCAAGAGTTTTATTTAATTCTTGGGCATCGATTAAAGTTTTTTGAATTCCCCTCATGTCTTGAACAAGATTCTCATAAGCTGGAACAAAAATATCTTCTGCTGCGCAAAAATCGTAACCAGCGCTTTGCGCTGTTGACCTTTCCGGAAGTTTAATTCCTAAGTCTTTATAGGTAGAAATGACTTCAAACTTAGGCATAATGCACCTCATCTGGGCTATATTCTACTTTAATTCTGCGGTCTGGTTCTTTTACATCTGTAATTCCTTTGGTAAGTGACACCACCCAGTACTCGTCAATAATTTCGCCCTTACTCTTGCGGGTCTTATATTCACTGCTATATTTAATTAATTCAAAAGTTGTTTGGTTTTTATTATCTTCAATTAAAAAATTTGCTTCTTCTTCTGTATCTACTCTATAGGTTTCTACTGTTTTGCATAAATATTTACTCATGTACTTTTACTTCGATTTGGTTTCTTCCAAATCTGCTCCCTTCTATTATTTTCATTTCTTCTTTTACTTTTTGACCTTGCCAACCAATAAGGTGAACATTAAATGTATTTTTTTCATAACATAATGAAACTAGTGCTTTTGGCAATTCTTCAATAGTAAACTCACCTATTGTTTCATTTGGTCTTCCAACATCTTCTTTATACTTTACTTTATGTTTATATACAAACTCATTTACATTACAGTTAATTACTGACATTCTATCACTCCCTTGTTATATGGGAATAAATATCCAATGAAAGCTTCTTGACTTCCTTTTGGAACGACCCAAAATTCAATAGCATCTTTTTCTTCTGTAGTTCCGATTCCTTTTATATCTCCTATTGATTCTAAACATTCAATAACAACATCTTCAAACTTTGTCTTTGATTCTGGATTAACAATTAAGGCTGTATAATATCTTAAATCGTGAGATAAAAGAAAGAAATATTTACAATCAGACATTCCATTTTTCCATTTTTGAATATCTTTTTTTGCTAGAAATATACTCTTTTCCGTAAAAGTTTCAGCTTGCGCCATTGCTTGCTTATTAATCTGATATAATGACATCGTTGGTTTTTGTGGCTCATAAAGAACCCATTCTTTATTGTGATACTGATACATTCGTCTTGTATCTGACACTAGAACGATTTCATTTTCTTCTGGTCTTTTTAAAGCTAGTAAAGCTTTATAACTTGGAACAATGTTCATTAAAAAGCTCCTTTCTTTATTATTATTATATCATATTTTTTTAAAAAAATAAAAAAACCGAGAGTTTTTAAGAACCCTCGGTTAATAACTGTTGTAAGAATAGTGCACCAGCCGTATTGCCTAAAACTACTATTAAATATTTTATTATATTTACAAAACTAATATTAATTAAAAGGTATGGAAAATCTGCAATACAGTGTTCGGCACCAATTAAAATAAATCCCATTACACATAAGACTGTTATTAAATCTTGTTTTATTGTTACTGCTAAATGAATTAAAATTCCGCATAAATAGGCTTTTGCGAATAATGCCAAAAAGTCTTTTGAAAATTTTGCGGCTGCCGCAGTTTTTAATAATTCAGCTAAATTCTCGTTAGCTATACAAGAGAAAAAAACTAATGCTCCTACTCCAATTAAGTTTAAGAGTAAAACTTTCATTTTATAATTCCAAGTAAATTGAGGAAAACCAACTTTTCCAGTAAATAATGGAAGTTTTAATTTTATAATAGATAAAAGTCCAAGACTAAAAAGAAAACTTCCTATAATTGAATTTTCTGCGGTTAAATTGGCAACTACACCAATTCCAATTAATATTCCAGCTAAAACCATTATCTTCTCCAATCTTTTAAAGATTCACTATGTTTAATTCTCATTTCAGTTTCTTGTTGCTTACCTAGGTTGAAAGCAGTTTTATAATCACCTGTTAAGTAACCTGTTACTCTACGCAATCTTTGAATATGTTTACTTCCACAAATTGGACAAGTATCATTCATCTCATCTGTATATCCACAATCTAAACAGGTGTCGTTTGGAACATTTATAGCGAAATAAGGGATATCCTTGTCCATGGCATAGTTGACAATAGATTCTAATGCATCAAGATTATTTTTAACAGTAGATTCTAATTCTACATATGTAATGCAACCAGCGTTACTATATCCAGTTAACTCTGCCTCAATATCAATTTTTTCAAAAGGTGACAAGTTTTTCCAAACCGGAACATGGATTGAATTAGTAAAGAAATCATTTTCTGAAATACCTGGTAATTTTCCATATTTTTTCTGGAATGCTTTCATTGCGGTGTAGCACAAATTCTCTGCCGGGGTGTAGTACACACCAAAGTTCAAATGTTCTTCTTGTTTAAACTGCGCGCATCTGTCTTTGTAAAGCTGTTCAATACGTTTTGCCAATTCCATGCCCCTTTTTGTTGTGTGGTCACAACCGATAAGAATTTGAAGCGTTTCCGCGAGGCCGATTTGGCCAATAACTAGTGTACCATGTTTAAGCGCACTACGCACGCCCTCTTCAGGTTTATAACCTGACATTACGCCATTTTCATACATAAATTTTGCTGAATTAGGACTTTGTGAACACATATATTCGTATCTTTCTTTTAACATATCTCTTGCTTCATGTAATTTAGTATCAAGTAAAGACATAAAATTCTCAACAGCATCTGCTTCGCCAGTAGCATCATACTCTTCTTCTGCAGCGTTTAATGCATCCATAGCTAAGAAAGGTAATAAAATTGTAACTGGTGCTAAGTTTCCTCTACCATCCTTCTTTTGCGGATTAACTCCAGGCTCTGCGTTAATGTCTGCGCCGTTATATGTTCTGCACCCCATCGTGCTTACGTATGTCTCAGGATCGTTACGATCATACCCTGCATTAGTAGACCAGTCAACATTTACATAGTTTGGATATAATCTTTGCGCAGTTGACTTTAA